CCCTGATATAATTATCAGTTGTCCCCGTTATCTGGTAGTTAAAACCAGTTGCAGGGATAGGCCCATATTGCACATAGGTTGAAACCGCTGAACCTAATGCAATATATCTGTCCAAGTCACCTTCATCACCTACATTGATACTGCTGATTGAACTTAAAACCGCAGGCCCAAGTATTTTCATACCTATAACCATAGCACCGGTAGGTAATTTCGTACCGACAATAACATAATCCGTGCTGCCTAAAGTAGAAGCAGCGGGAATAGTTATGTTATCGGTCATTACTCTTACCTTGCCTCCCACTAATCCTGGGTCAATAATGTTAGCTGACGAAGGATCTAAAACCTTTTCGTAATTCGTACTCCATGCTTTTCTAGCCATTTCTATGTCCTCCTATTAGATAACATTACTCTGTGCAAAGTATCTGCACGACCTTTTCCTCTTCCATTCTTGTTGCGCCTATACCCATGCAAGCATAAACCTGAGTAGCATACGACTTATCTGCCCTCTGGTCTATACGAGTTTGAATATCTTTAGCAAGTGCAAGCGTGACACCAGATTTAACCCAGCAAGGGATAGACCTGAAGTCATTAGCAACTGACGTTAAACCATAGGGGAACGTAATCCTATTGCAAACGAGGAACTTGAACCCTAAGAACGTGTCAATCTCACCACGAACCAAAGCGCGGACTGTGTTGAAGTCTGCATCTTTGATTTCAGAGATGTTTAACAAGTCAGTTAATTGTACTGATGTAACCGCTATGAATCTTTCTTCATTAGGATCACAATCAGCAGCATCAAGCTTACCCTTTGCATCTAATAGTTTCTGTAAGGTCAAACGAGTTGCACCGCCAGAGACTATATTAGCTGCTCTGAATGTCGTTGCTGTTCCGCCTGCCTTACCTGCGTATGCTGTGTTAGAGAAGCACTCAATGATAGCGTCATCAATAGACCTGCCCAACGCCCATGCGGCGTTAATGGCGTAGTCTGACTGAGGGTCTATCAACATCTTGAGCTTATCCTCTTTGTCAATCAGATCAGCCCATTCGTAGTCGTACATTGTAACCCTACGTCTTTTGTGTTCTGACTTGATAAGAGGTGTATCCGAATTGCGTGTAGTCTTCTTCTGTGCAGCGGTAGAAGCTAACTGGTCAAAGTAAGCCTCTTCACCTGTTACTGTTTCCAGCCTTACTGCGTTGCGAAGCAAAGAACCTTTTTGCTGAACTAAGAAGTCCAGGTTTGATCCGAATTGCTTCACAAATGCTGTGGTAATATCATTAGCCATTTGTAATCCCTCCTAAATGAGTTATCTCGCTATTGCAGATTGTCCTTCGCTGCGATTTAAGAAGGGTCTTGTGTTACGGGTTCGGATCTCTTGCGAGGTTGCCCAGGCTTGCATATAGTATATCAGGCGCGCTTGCGCGTTATGCCGGATATGCCATTTTGTGCAGGCTTTCCCACTTTTGCTTAAAGTAATCATACTCAGGGTGATGTTTGTTGTTCATAGGATGGTTCTTGTCTTTCATAGCCTCACCTTGAATCTTCTTTATTTCTAACACCGCCTCATCAGGCGATAGTGTATAAGACTCAGTCTTGCCACCTGATAAGTTGTCCTCTGAGAAGTTCTTAGCCATTGATGCGATGAACTGCACCATATCAGGGTCATTGTTCAAGCCTGTGGATTTGAGCTTCTCTATAAACTTCTCTGTGCCAAACTTGTTGACGGCTTGCTCTGCTATAGTGAAGTTCTGCTCAAACGCCTTACCCCATAGTTTCCTTAAAACGTTCTCTGCCTCGCCTCTCTCTAAGTTACGCTTCTCTCCATACTGGTTGAACTCAGCTACCTGGCTTTCCATAAACCACTGGTATAGACCGTTGACTTGAGCAGGCAACATACCAAGCTCTAAAGCCTTAGACCGAAAGTTGTCCATGAAGGCTTTGTCTGTTTCAGGATAGCCCTTTGGTAATTGTATCTCAGGCAGTTTGTAATCCTCTGCGTGCTTAGGTCGTCCTAACCTGTCAAACACCATGTCCCAATCTTCTTTAGTAGCCTTCTCACCTGGAACAGGTATCTTGTCACGGCCTATTAGTTTCTGTGCCTCTACCCACGATTTAGCTAAATCACCTGGCCCTTTGAAGTTCTGCAAAGACGGGTGTTGCTTGATCGTAGGGTCTAACCCTTCGCGCCAATCTGCTACTACTGTCGTCTGGTCAAGGTTGTCCACTACTGGATCTTGATTGTCAGGCATTACTTACCTCCCTGGTTAGTTGCGTTAGCGATACGTTCCAACTCTTCTATGTCCATGTTGATTATCTTCTTCATGCGCAGATAGACAGCCCTTGTGCCTTCGTTGAAAGCCATGACCAAAGAGTCTTTATCAAATGTCTGGTCGTTATACAAACAAGTCATCTCTAAGTCCTTGAATACCCGCTTGCCCTCTTCTGTTTCAAATGTCTTCTTGTAGTCGTTGCGCAAGGCTTTAAGCTTGTCTGTGTTATTTTCCACTTTTCTCCTGAGGTTGCATTAGTGACGCTGCCTCCGCGCCTGTCTTTAGGTTAGTAAGACCTTGCGCCATTACAGCTTGTTGGTTAGCTTGCGCTTGAGCTTCAGCCTTAGCCTGTCGTATCTTCTCAACATCAGCAGGGTCGCGGACATACTTAGGATTGACACCGTAGAGCTGTTGTATGTCTTTGACTACTTCATCTTCGTTCATATTGTCTAAGACATCCGGCTTGACTACTGCTATCTGGCCTATTAAGGCAATGAATGAGTTGATAGACTTCATTTGGTCAAGCTTCTGGGCGCGGGCTAAAGGTGAGATATACTCTATCTTATAAGACATGTTCTGTATAGCCTCAGGCGGGGGTAACAACTTGCCTGTGCGCCACATTATATTGAATGTCCTGTTGATAAGAGGGTCTAGGAACTCGTTCATCAAACGCCCTAGCACTGGAGCTAGTATTAACATTTTCTCTTCTACCCTCTGCATAACTTCCGTTGCAGTCATATCTTTGCGGGCAGGATCAGCCAAGAGAAGAAATAAATCAACAAAGTAACCTTTCTTCACTATAGATTGCCATTGGCTGATTATCTCAAGTCCTATGGAGATGTTAGCTCCAGTAGCCAGGGGTTCTATTTTATCATCAGCCGTACCCTTGAGCCTGAAGTTTAAAGCAGCAGGGCCGTACTTGATGGGTAATAAGTAGCCGTCATGAGGTAGGACTAATGGCGGGTCAACCTGTTTCTGTGCTGACCTGATCAACACCTTGACCATTTCGTTCAACATCTTGATGTCTGAGTACAATACCATAGCCGGTGACGAACCCCAGACCTCACCTGAGTTCTTATTGAACCTGGGTGTGAAGTAAGGGAACTCCCTATAGCCTGACTCGTTGACTATGAACTTCTTAGATACCTCAACATAGGTTGACTCAAACGGCATGTTCTTATCATCATCCTTATTGACATCTCTTTCGTATCTGGGCATGACACAATGGATGAACTCAACGCGCTTGTCGTATTCTTTCTTGTCCATGAATGTCTTGACTACTTCACCTGCCTGGTCACCCCACTTGTCATAAGCCTGGCGTGCTGTCATCTTGAACTTGCGATATACTGAGTCTATCTTATCTTTCTCATTCTCACATAAGTATATCTCTGCTATATCCCTTGAGTAGAACCTTATACCCTCAACTGGGTCTTCTTCTTCATACATACAAGCAACACCGAACGCGCCTAGGTCTAAGTATAGTTCGTGTATCTGCTGGTTGAAGTTAGACGAATTGAGCATATTATACATACGGTCTTCTGTGTCTTTAATCCACTCTTTGACCTCGGTGTTCTCGTTTAACTCTTCATTATCAAGCCTTAGAGTGAACCACTTGGAGTTAGGGTTTGTTAAGTAAGAGTGAAGACCTGCGGCAAGGACTAGATTAGATGTCATAGCTGTTGAGTCATAGACATCATAGTCATACTTAGCGCCTGGTGTCCTTGTCCTTGTGATGAAAGCCTTGCGAGGTATGACGTATTTAGCCACATCCTGCCAGAAGGTTGAGTAGTTGTCCCTCTCTGAGCTTAACCTGTCTAATCGCCTTACAATCTCTTCTGCCTTATTTTGTACGCTCATGGTTTAACGCCTCGGATTAAGTCCATTATCTTCGGTTTAGGTACTTCTATGATCTTCGGTTGGTGAGTAGAAACAAGCTTCAACGCCTCGCATAAAGCTACTAAGCATAACTCTTTCTTATCTACCGGCCAGTTGACATAGACCATGTTCTTCTCATCTACGGCTATCTCAATTAACTTAACAGGTTTAGGTTGTGCCACTGCTTCTACTTTAGCTTCTGCGTCTAAGACGCTTGTTTCGGCTTTTTGCATATAGCTCCTATCCGTTGACCTGTTTAGCCACCTTGATATTGACTGTCGCGCTTGTGCTTGTGGTCACACTTGCAACCTTAAAGCGTATATAAGGTGTAATAGCAGCATTGGTAGCTGACAGTAAAGCTACATAGTTCCAGGTGTTGACTGCTGTTATGTTGACTGTCTGGACTGCGACAAACGTAGCGTTCTCTGTTGGTATTGCCGGAAGGCTGTAACTCTGTTCAAGGGTGACTATACAGTTAGCTGAACTCAATATCCCGTTCAATATAACACCAGCGCCTAAGAACCTTTGGTTGCAATCGCCTATATAGATAACGTCAGTAAACACAGTGTTAGTCGTAGGTAGAGGAATATAAACTAAACCGTTTGAAACTGTTGCCGCATTGCTTGAATATGTCGCATTTACTAAGACTACATTTGCCTCTTGTCTAGCCATCTCACCCTCCTAAAAGCGTCTTTTGTCCCACGTTAGCCATCCCTGTGTCTTGTTGACTTGTTAATAATGTTGATACACGCTTACGCCTTTTGTCTAACTCAGCCTGAC